TATCCTTTGTCTGCCAATTGGCATTTATAGGATGTAATTTGTTGTTGTTTTTTGAGCCCGATCAATGGTTCAAGATTTCTTGGCAGGAAGCCAGCTTCGCAAAAATTCTGAAAGACTTGCATATAGTTCAACCTGCCTGTTGTTGGAATTTTTACGGTTTCTGTAACATCCATCTTTTCTGAGTTTTTATACTGGCTGACCACAACTTGATTTTTTCTGCCAATTAGTCCCCACTCGGCTTGCGTCCAGCTTTTTACATCAATGAACTTGTTAGCCATTGCTGATTTTGCAATCTCATGAGATTCTGAAACGGTAAATCCATTGTCAATTGCATTCCTCAATTCAACGGCGTAAAACTCAACTGCTTCTCTCGTGTTTTCTTTCATTTCATTGCTCCTGTGTTTGATTGATTGATTTCGATTGATAATCCTTGCACGCGCCGCCGGAGAATAACCAGATCGGCGCATGTCCTTGTCGGCACTTCACGACTAATTCCTTTTGCTCTGAACCTTGCGGCATCCTGATTGATGTCTGAATAAACCTACAGCTTGCACAAACTTGGTCACTCACTTTTCACCTCGTAACACTCGTTCAGTAGTTTGTAATCCTACTCCTGATTTTACCATCTTTGTGTCAAATTGCAAGACCTTCCAGCCGTGTTGGACTGCCAGATTGCCTTTCTCATAGTCACGGTTGATGCCAACACCCCGCCCGTGCGCTCCGCCGTTGAACGTGCCGCCGTTGATCTCAACCAGCAGCCGCTCCTTCATGAACGCAAAGTCGAAGCGGAATTTGCGGCCAGGTATCGCCTGGTACTCACGGACGTAGCCGGTCAACCCAGCCGAGTCGAGTTGCATTGCGAAGAGGTTCTCTAATGCTGAACTCACTTCGCCCCCTGCTTCTGCTTGCGGTACAGCTCGCGAAAGCGCTCAACGTCCGCGCCTGGCTGTTTGTTGCCGTTGCTCGGCTTGCCGTTGGCTTTCCAGCTTGCCAGAATACGGTTGACGTATGCGAACGACTTTGCGCCATGTACCACGCCCTCGGCAATCGCGTCCCTTACCCACGCCGCGCCGTAACTGTCAGCCGCCTGATTTATGGCTTTGCGCACTTCCGGAGTAACAGCGGCAATGGTTTCAAACGCCCTGAACAAATCGTCATCATCGCCTTTTTCTGCAATAGATGATGATTGATTAGTAGGATTTTTTAATGGGTTTAATATGGGTATGGGATGGGATGGGTTAATGCCATCGGTGTCGCATGAAGGTGCCATCGTTTTGCCATCGTTTTTTGATGCGGTTGCTATGGCACTTGCTATCGGTTTGCTATCGTTTTGCCATCGTGCCTGAGCACCTTTTCTGCCAGCAACGGCCTTCTTTGCGCGCGCTTCTTCAATCTGTTCTTTAGTCGGGTTGTACTCCAGATAGTCGTGAATCTGATAACCTCCTTCGATGCGATCCCACAATTCGCACTCAACTAACGTGGCTGCGTGAGTGCGTTCATTTTTGATGAAGCCCTTGTAAGCCACCAATCCCAGGGCTTCATCGCTGATATATCCTTCGGTCAATTGATTACTGGAATAAACCAGTCCGCTCACGTAAAGATAAGTGGCTTCCTTGCCAGCCTTCCTGACCTTCGGATTGTCAAGAAACTTGTCGTCAATGCGTGCCCACGCCATTAGAACAATCCCGTCTGCATCACGCGCGCTTCGGTGATCTGCGCGGTCTTGAGGTGGTAGTACTCACGCGGATTCATTGCTTACCCCGTTCATTGCGTCTAATTTGTCAGCTATGTCACGCAGGTTATTAGCGTCAAGCGGTGAGCAGTAATCCACATCAGCGGCGAAAAAGCGCTTTTCTGTGAACGACTTGACGATCGTACCTACAAGCCATTTGTCAAGATAAACCTTGCTCTTCTCGATCCTGATCTGGTTCATACTTTCCTCACGCTCACACTGGGATTGCCGACCTTGCGGAATTGCAGGATTTCTGGGTGGTGGAGTGCGTATCCGGAAAGCCCCTTATCGTCCCAGCTCACACGAGGCTTCGACCAGCTGAATGTGTGGTGGGCGCCTTTGATGGACTGACCGGCTTCCAGCACCGCAGCTTTGATCTCGGCTTCGAGCATTTCACGTTCCATTCGGAGCGGTTCTGCCTTGCCTTCAAACTCGGCGTCAATTTCAGCCATCAGCTGTTTGACTGTTTCTGGGATAACCTGGTCGAGCATGGCTTGTTTTTCTTGGGCGATGAGATCAAGCCCAAACCCGATGTCTGAGTATCTTTCGATTTTTGTGTAAATGTCTGTTGTCATTTCGTCTCCTGAAATATTTGCCGGTGATAACGCCCACCGGCAGGCGCTGATCCATTCGCGGGCAAAGGAGAGAAAACCCGCGCAAGTTAGTTGATTGAACCGTCCTTTTTGTAAGCCAGCACTTCCTGCGCTGCCTTGATCTTCAGGTTGAGTTCGGCAACTTCCGCCTCACTCAGCCCGTTCGACCTGATCTTCTTCCAGAGGGCATTGAGCATGGCGCTCAAGCCGGCGATGTCCATATCCTCGTAACGCTTGCCCGCGGAGGTCGTGAATTTGCAGGCTCTTTCGATGGTCATCACATCGTCCTCATTCTGCTCAGGCTGCTGCGCGGGCTCGACGATGGAATAATCGGCATCCTCGACGTCGTCGACGATCCGGCTTGCTGCCGGTCTGCGCGCAGGCTGAACCGGAGGATTGTCGGCTTGACCTATTTCCTCGATCGTGTAAAGACCGGAAAGCTCCTGCGGAAACGCCTTGCGCAATGCCAGACTCTCCGCGCATTTGGCGATCATGATGTCCGGCATCTTTGCCCACATCACCGTCAGTGCGCCGTCCTTCGAGCGCTGGGCATAAGCGGCGAACCGTGCCACTGCCCAGAGAGGCTCGCGGAAGTCAGACCGGATCACCCCAACCTTTGCCGCTGCTGGCGGCTCGCCGGATAACCAGACTTCTTTCCAGCTGCCGTCCTCCCCACACCAAAATGGTCCGAGTTGACCGGCATACTTGTTCGACCGTTCCGCGATAAGCCTCAAGCCGTCAATGGACACCTGCGTGCTCATCACCTCCCGCCTCTCTTTGCTGTCCCAGCGTTTTATCGCGTAAATCTGACGCGCCCAGGGGTCAAGCCCCGTCCGCTTGCACTGCATCACGAACAGGCTCAGTTCGTCATCGGTCGCGCCTTTGGCAATCGTGCGCTTGACCATCTCGATCTTCTCCTGATTCCAATCCTGAGACGACTGCACTAATTGATTTTGGTTTTGTGGTATAATTTCCATAACAATCCTTTCTGGCTTCAAGCCATGAAATTTGATTCAGCCTCTGTCTCCGCAGGGGCTGGATTGATTAACGACCGCATCAGGTCGATTTCAATTAGGTTGTCAACGATTTCACGCTGGCATCGCTTCCACGCCGAGCTGAAAGGTTTGAGCTCAAACATCTCTTCTCTCAAACAGCGGTTTTCTTCTTCAAGCTGATTGATATATTCCTGACGTTCTCTCATCTCTTCCTCTCATTCCATCCGGCTGCCACGCAGACAACCATTCCCAGTACCGCCAGAGGCAGCAGTCCCAACAGGCAGGTCAACGCGTTTTCAAACATTTCGTCTCCTTTTCAAAATGGGGTGTTTTCCTCGCCCGCGAACGGGTCGAGGTTGAATTCGTTGCCGCACTGCAGGCAGCGAAATTGATTCGGTCGCCAGTCGATCCGCGCTCTGCCGGTGAGCGTTCCGGCGCGCATCACGAAGTCGCCTTTGCACCGCGGGCACATGGGCGCGCCGGTCGCGTTGCCCTCGCCCATCTCGCGCAGTCGCTCTTCTCGGTCGGCTCTATCTTCCATTGGTCGCCTCGTGTTTCTTCCAAGCCTCATCGATCATCGCGTTTTGGATTATCCTGCGGATGATCTCCGACATTGTGCCGTCTTGCGATTTCAGCCAGTCGAGCATGTGGGTTGGGAGGTAGATGGCGGTTTGTTTCATGCAGTCTCCGTAGAGCGTTGGCGCTCCGAACTTAGTGCATTTGCTCATGGTGTCTCCTACTGATTATTTAATATTTGTGATCCAGCTGGACGGGATTCCTGTGTCAGTCAGGAATTTCACCGCTGACATGTAAGCTTTATCAAATTCCATGTTCCAAAAGTTGTCGGCAAAAATATTCTCGGCTTGGTCGGCTGGTATTGTCACTTCGACAATTGCTGCTTCGACGCCGTCACCCAGGACAAGGGGCATCATATCTTTCAGAACTGAAGGGTCGCAGAAGAAGTAAACCGCTGAAGACCTCGACATCCCAGATGACATCCACTGCGCGCAGGTGCCTGCTGTAAGACCTTCTTCTTTGATTTTTTCCACGCGATCAGTTGTGGTGATGTGCCAGAGTTTCATTCTGCCCCAACCGTCCGCATTCTTGTTGATATCGAGATATTCCGGCAGTGATATGATTCCCCACCCTTCCAAGTTTTTCGTTGTTACATGTTCTGTGATTGCCATCTCGTTTCTCCTTTGTCCTTGTTGATCATAGTATAGCACATAACGTTATATATTTCAAGAGCAAAAGGGGTGAATTTGGCAGATTTAACAAGATGTTAACATTTATCTTTTTTAGGTTTT